AAGTTAGTAACTGTAGCAGCAACAGGTGTTGTAGCTCCGATAACAGTGTTGTCAATAGTACCGGCATTGATGTCAGCAGTGTCAGCAACAAGACTATCAATGTTTGCTGTGCCATCAATGTACAGGTCTTTAAACTCAAAAGAGCCAGTACCAAGATCAATGTCATTATCTGTAACTGGAACAATAGCACCATCTTGAACGCGCACTTGCTCAACAGCGGCAGCAGCAACTTCAACGAATACACCAACACGATTGTTAGCAGTATCTACAACAACTTTGTTGAGGGCGTCAGCGTCTGCAATCAGAGGAACATAACTACCCTCAGTGGCGCTACCATCATGGCGGTGACCACCAGCTAGCAGGAAAGCATCACGCAATGCGTTAAGTTCGTTATTGATTGGGGCTGCGCGTACAACGGCGGTTGGCACGATGTCGGCAGCAGATTGTCTTTGATATCCAGCCAAGATTATCTCCTGTCGTTAAATGAAAAGTTCAAGACCATGCCTTGAATGTTATGACTGGCATTTGTATCAAATGTAACATACTTAAATGAAACAGAGAAACCAGAACCTGAAATGTTTGTCTTCACCACTGGTGAAGGATTACCATCGTATGTAACACCGCTGTCATACACAGCATTATTATAATACGCCGCTGCACCAACCGTTGTTATAGCATAGTTTGACGGATTAAAAACATTAACGCTGTCTTCAAAGTCATACGAGACAGAAAAAACAATGTTAGTGTTTCCTTCGCTACGCAAGAAAGTAGTTAGGTTGTAGAAGTTCTTACGGATGGTGGGGTCTTCAAAGTAGAAGTATGGAGTTTGATAGATGCTGAGAATCTCACGACCATCAAAGTTGCTACCAGTTTCTTGCTTATAAACCTTGCCGTTGGAAGCACCATGCAGAATGATTTCTTCAAAGCCAATGTATCCACTAGTAGCGCAAGACACCACCATGTCAAACAACAGGCTGTATTCAAATGCAGAACCACGATCTGTTTTACGGATGCCAGCAATGAATCCAAACAAACCTTCAGTTGGCAGCATGAATCGAAACTGACTCTTCTTGTTATACACAATCATGCTAACTGTTTCAGTGTCAATATCACCTTGAACCAGTTCATCAACAATTGAAACAACCGTACTCTGCACTTGCTTAGATATTGTTTCCAGTTCAACGTCACCAATTCGTGCTGTGCCGGAAATTGGTCTAAAGCCATCATGGCTAAGGAATACTAGATTACCAGCAATCTCGACAACACTATCAGAAGCAACACAGCCAAGGTTGCTAGTAACTTCTTCAATTTTAAAGTCAGCAATACTTGTTCCAGAAAGACGATTGATTGCGTTCTTACCAAAGATATATAGCGATTCACGAAAGCTTTTAATTTGTACAATTGGGAAGCCGATATTAATAACACCAGCACCATTGGCTGGAGTGAAGTCTGTTTCAGCTAGCGGTGCAGAGAAATACAAGTTGTATGGCTCAGTTGTGTCACCAGCTAGAAACAAATGATTAGCGAAATGAGTTACAAACTTAGGTGCTGCCGGTGCTGGTGAAGCAAGCTGTGTGTAGGTGGTGCCATCATAGACAGCAGCACGATTAATACCATCAGCAAGTGCCATCTTATCAACACCCCAAGACAGGTTCTCAAAACGAACCTTCTTGACACCAACCATTGTTACACCGCCAGTAGTGGTGATAGCATCCCATGCAGACGTAGTAGTATTCCATTTATAGAAATAACTAGTCGCTGGAGATGTAGGTTTACGGCAAGCAAATATTCCATTATTAATATTCTCAGAGATGTTAACACCAAGCACAGACCCTTCGCCGGGAACTGTACCATATGTATTGGTATAACCGCTAATGCGGCGATATCCACCAGTGATAGATGGCTCGTAGTTGACAAGCTGAAGACCGCTGCCGGGATACAACTCACCCTGCGCCAGCATGTCCTTGTTGGTATCTAAGCCACCTAAGCAGCTTACTTTGTATGCCTGAATCTTATCAGCCATTTGTCACCCGCAAAGATGACACAGGCTTAGTAATCATTGTGGAGCGTACTGTCAGCGGCTCATCCATGAGCAACCTTCGCATTGCTTTGACACCTTGTTCAAACTTATCTTTGTGGATTGAAGCGCTTTGCTCGTTGCTGCGAAACAGCATCATGAACATCATAGCGCCATCAATGATGACGTTGTTGAAACGCTCTGGAACAATACACACATCTGAGAACAATGTCAACGAAGTTGGAAAGCTCCAATACTTATACTCAATAATGTAAGCTTGATCGGGTGCTGGAGAGACAATGAACTTGCTCTCTTGCGTCATGGCAACTGTTCTAGTTGGACCATATCCACCTGTGCCAGCTGCTTCGTCTTGACCGCGATAGTTATCAACATATTCAGAATATGAAACAACCGGCAACTTACCGGGTTCATTACCATCGTTGAGTTTCTTGAGGTAGAAGCTTTCCCAATCAACGCTGCTCATGGTTGCTGGAAAAGAATATGTTGCCTCACCAACAGTGAGGGTTTGTGGATATGTAACTAATGTGAACGGCCATTCTTGTCCAGAATGAAGCAGTTCCCTTACGGATGAATTGATGGAGTCTTTAGCAAGAGCTTGGACATTGCGGGAAGCAGCGAAGTTTGTAGAGTCAAGCTCCACTTCATTCAAGCGCCGTAGCAATTCATTCGTAAGGGAAAGATAGGTTGATGACATATTAGCTTTGTTAAAACAGAAAAGAAGAGGGCCGAAGCCCCCTTCCTAGTTACCAGCTATTAAGCCAGTTGATCGCGGTCAGCTTCGTCAGCAGCGATACGACCATCAACATTCATCAACACAGCCCACACACGAGCAACACCAGAAGTAGGTGCAGTGGTAGCAGTGGCAATCAACAAGTCAATAGTGTCAGCAGTAGCGCCAATCACGACAGGCTGGAAAGCAGCAGCGTTCTGTGCGTAAGCACCAGCGACAGCAGCGTCAGCATCAAAGCCGTCAACGAATACATCAGCGTCAACACCAGTGATACCCAAATCGAAAGTGGTGTCGTTTGACTCACCAGCAAGGAGCGTAGTGATTTCAATACCAGCATTCAAGATGACAGTATTGACGGGAACAGAGATGCACTCAATCACATCAGCGGCAGCCAAGGCAGAACCTTTAGCGGTTGCAGCAGCAGCAAAGTCAATAGTTTTATCAACCAGATAAGGCACGGAGCCAGCGGTGCGACCAGCAGTCGCGCCACCAGCAAGAGTTGTAACAGTAGCCATTTTAAATTTCCTTTATGTGTAAATATATAAACGGGGAAGCCTTGTGAGCCTCCCCTGTTTCATCAAGCCACGTTGTACTTGGCAGTCACAATGCCTTCAGGGCGAAGGATTTTGCGACCATACAGGTGCATACCGCGAACGATGTCAGCGAAGCTGTCAGGGTCACGATAGGTTTCGGTCTTGGTGATTTGCTGAGCAGTTGCAACAGCGCTGTCATGACCAGCAACCATGATGCCGTAGTTGGCATTCTGATTGTCAGTACCAGCAGTACCGGGACCAGTACCAACTTTTGGCAGGTTGTTAGACACATACACACGGAAGCCGTGCAGGTTGTTCAAGATCAAACCATTTTGCAGACCAGAACCACCGAAGTCACCATTCAGCACACGGCTGTCTTCGTCTTTCAGCATCTCAACGAAGATTGGGTCAACAACAATCCAGCGACCTTGCGTATCAACCAGCTGTTGGTCAAGCAAGCGACCCATACGAGCGATCACCATCAATGGCGAAACCGTGAGGGTAGGCAGACCAGTAGCGCCGGGAAGGCGTGGGGCCAAAGGAATAGAGTTGTTACCACCAGAAGTGATATTGGTGAAGCTAGCCTTGCTCAGTTTCATGCTGGACAGCAATTCGTCAGCACCAGCGGTGGCAACTGCTTTAGTGCCGGGAGCGGTGCTACGAGCAACGCTAGCATTCTCATGCTTGGCAGCTTGCTGGAAGCCAGTCAGATAGCCAAGAACGTCTTGGTCATACTGGTCGCGCAGACGATAGGCGGCACGGTCAGAAGCCATCTGCATGAAATTCACATGCGAATGAGCAGCTTCAATGTCATCAATCTTGAATGCGTAGTAGTTCGCTTGGTCAACGACCAGCGAGAAGTCTTCGTCATCGAGGTCTTGAGCGGTGATCTGAGTACCACGAGCGTAGGCTTGCACCGACACTTCAGGTTCTTTGATGATCTTAACGCTGTCGCCCATCTGAGCGATTTCACCGAAGTAGTCACTGTTAGTGATGTCTTCAACGGTAGACGATTTACGGAAAGCGAGTTGAACTTGTTTGCTGTAGATTACAGCGCTAAAATTTCCATTGGGTAAATTGTTGTACCCGCTTGCTGAAGGAAAAGCCATTTTTAAATCTCCTATAGATATATTGGCATATATTTAAATACGCTTCACATTACTACAGAGGCTGACTTGGCTAGGTGCATAATCTATCAACATGCCTGTTGACATTTATGGGCTATCGTTATTCAGGTAATTCTGAAAGTTTACTGTTTTGCGCTACTAACTGACAAAGATGTATAAACTGTTTTTCAGTTGAATCCATCTTCATCACATTGATAGCAGCACAGACAAGTTGCACGTTACCGACAACATATCCTTTGCTGCTATCTATCCTGTCAAGGCTTACTGTATTAAACTGGTTGGCTGCTGCAAGTAGCGGCAGTTTTGTGTAAGCACATCGACCATCTTGTTTACCCCATAGATATAACAAATCATCATCTACTAGGTTAAATTCTTTTGTTCTCAATCTGGCTTTTGTATTAATATTTTTTAGCCTAGATTTAATTTCACGTTCATGTAAAGGAACTTTGCCAATTTTATTATAGGCACTTGTCTTTCCTGTACACTTTTTACAATCATTCCGTGTTCCATACTCTCTTGTATAAAACTCACTTAACAACTTTTCTGCACCGCACTTGGTGCAAGTTTTCATTTCATCCATAACAATCCCCAACTAGATATAAAGAGCTAGACTGTGAGTTGGCACACTCAGGGGAGCTACCCTTTTCGC